TGCTTGAGTCGGGCAAAATGGTCATCAGCAATCTTGCCGAAGCAGCAAGCGAGGTAGCAGGCACGGTGGCAGCGGTAGCAACGAACGTAGTCAAGACCATCCAAACCATTGACATCAAGGCAGCGACCGACCAAGCGGCACGATTGGTGGAACTGCAAAAGCAAGCAGCCCTTGCTGATGTAGCACGGCAGAAGATTCAACTTGAATACCAGAACACGCAGGAGCAGTTGCGCCAATTGCGTGATGACGAGCAGAACTCTCTTGAGGCACGTCAGAAGGCCAACCAAGACCTCTTGGCATCGCTTGAGAAGCAAGCGGAGTTGGAGCGTGTGCAGCTCAACATCAAGGTAGCAGCAGCATCCGCAGAATACGAAATCAACAAGACCAATGAGAACCTTGTCGCTCTTAAACAGGCGCAGTTGGAACTCACGGATCTTGACGAGCGTTTACAGGGTCAGCGTTCGGAGGCATTGGCGAACCAAAACTCACTATTGCGTGAGCAGTTGGACATCACCAAGAGCGTAGCCGAAACCGACCAAGAGATTTACGAGATTCAGCAAAACGCTCAACTCGCAATCTTGGATGATGCGGTAGCAGTAGCGCAGAAGGAGATTGAGATTGCCAACAATGTCTACAACCGCAAGAAGACGTTGCTTGAGCAAGAGGTAGCCCTCTACAAAGAGGGTACTGCACAACGAGCAGAAGCCGAAAACGCTCTAAAGACCTTTGAAGCAGAGAACGCAGCAAACCGCTTGCAGTTGGAAAAGAACTTGCAAGAGGCGAAGCTCGCAACCATCAAAGGCGCACTTCAGGGCGTAGCCCAACTCGTAGGTGAGAACACAATGCTCGGCAAGGCTATCGCTTTGGCACAGGTAACCATTGATACCTACACGGGTGCGACAAAGGCTCTTGCTCAAGGTGGTGTATTTGGCTACATCGGTGCAGCGGGCATCATTGCTTCAGGTCTTGCTAACGCACGGCAGATTACGGCTACGCAAGTGCCTACGGAATCTTCGTTTGGCGGAGGTGGCACACCGAGCATCACCAACACCCTCACGCAACCTGCGCAGCCTGCGCAATTCAACATCGTAGGGCAGTCCAACCTCAACCAACTTGCACAAAGCATCGGCAGTCAGTTCAACCAACCTGTACGAGCTTATGTGGTAGGTCAGGATGTGACTACCGCCCAACAATTAGAACGCCAACGAGTAAAAACCGCAACATTTGGATGATGGGATTTGTATATCTATGGAGAAACATAAAGACCAATAAGAAATATATTGGCTCACACAAAGGCAGTCCTGATGACGGATATGTTGGTAGTGGACTTTTGTTTAGTAGAGCGTACAAAAAGAATCCTGATGATTTTACTCGTCAGATTTTATATATTGGTGAGAACTACCGAAAGATTGAGGCTCGTGTATTGCGACTATTAAACGCAGCAAAGTCAAAAGATTTTTACAATCTTAAAAATGATGCTATTGGCGGATGGGAACACGCTCACACTAAAGAAGCCAACGCAAAGAGGAGGGGTACATTATCAAATTTGAAAAAAGGAATATACCCTGAACATTTAAAATATGACAAGTCAGGTTCATCAAATCCAATGTTTGGAAAGAAACATACTGATGAAGCAAAACTTAAAATATCATTAAAGAGATTAGGCGTAGCCAACAAAAAGCAGCCCGTTGTAGAATTGGTAAGCGGAAGAACTTTTGAAACCGTTAATGCGTGTGCAGAATTTTATGGAGTAACCGCATCAACAATATCAACAATTATGAAAAAAGACAAGTTAGTTAAAAGAGGTAAAACCAAAAACACACACTTCCGTGCGATTAGTTGAATTAGTCTTAGACGAAACGATGGCTTTGACTGGCATTGATGCCATCAGCCTCGTAGAGCATCCCGCTATTGAGGAGGACTTCATTGCGCTCAATTCCGAGCGTGTGGAGTTCGCCAAGCAAGACGAGGAGAAGCGGATCCTGATGGGAGCAGCACTCGTACCCAACAAGCCCATCTACCGAGTCAATGGCGAGGAGGAGTTCTACGTTTACTTCAGCCAAGAAACAATCCGCAAAGCGAGCGAGATGTTCTTCCAAAAGGCCAAGCAGAACAATGCTACGCTTGAACACGAGGTAGGCATCAACGGCCTCACGGTTGTAGAGTCGTGGATCATTGAAGACGAAACTCACGACAAGAGCCGCAAGTACGGAATGGATTTGCCTGTTGGCACGTGGATGGTTTCTATGAAGGTCAATAACCCCGAGATATGGGACGGCTTTGTGAAGACAGGCAAGGTCAAGGGCTTCAGCATTGAGGGCTACTTCGTTGACAAGATGAACTTCGCCAAGCAGGAGATGGAGCGTTTGGAGGAGCAAGAGGCGGCACTCCTATTGTCGCAGATTGTAGCCATCATCAAAAAGGACGGGCGCAAGAAGACTGGAAAGCGTATGGAGCTTGAATCCTACTCGGACTACCCTCAAGCGGTACGCAACAACGCCAAACGTGGCATTGAACTAAACGAAGCCAATGGAAACAAGTGCGCTACGCCTGTCGGTAAGGTAAGAGCGCAGCAGTTGGCACAAGGCAAGCCTATCAGCGTAGAAACCATCACCCGTATGCACTCGTACCTATCACGAGCCGAAGAATACTACGATGAGAACGACACCAAAGCGTGCGGCACTATCTCGTACTTGTTGTGGGGTGGATTGGCTGCAAAGCGTTGGGCTGAATCCAAACTAAAAGAACTCGGCAAATTATGATCCGCAGACAACGCCTACCCATAGCCTCACCAAGAGGCGGCAACAGGGGATGCCTTTGCAAGGACAACACCTACTCACGCAAGTGCTGCGATGGTACGCTTGCTGCTCAAGGTATCGGCTCGCTTGTAGGTCAAGGTACAAGTGTCATCATTCGTGGCGAGGAGTGGCAAACCATCAACACCCGATGGGAGGCTACCAACACGATGTGGCAGGACTTGTAAAAATGTAACAATTAACTCAACCCCTTTTATTTAGTTAGATATGAAAGCAAATTCTATTCTGAACCGCATCCTTGCCGAACTCTCATCCATTCGTGAGGTGAAGTTTGAGCAAATGACCCTTGAGAACGGAGCCGTTCTTGAGGCTGAAGTATTTGAAGCAGGAAACGAGGTTTTTGTCGTTAGTGGCGAAGATCGTGTTCCTGCTCCTGTTGGTGAGCATATCCTTTCTGATGGCCGTGTATTGGTTGTCGCTGAAGAAGGATTGATTGCCGAAATCAAAGAGGCCGCTGCCGAAGAAGTAGAAGAAGAAAAAATTGAGGTAGAGGTTGAGGCTTCTGCTGAAGAATCTACTGAACTCGCAGAGGTTGAAGTAAAAGAAGAAGCTCCTGCCGTTGCAGCCATCGTTGAGAAAGTCCTTGAGGAGATTGCAATGATGCGTGAGGAGATGAAAGCTATGCGTGAGGAGATGGGCGGCTACGCCAAGAAGGAGGAGATGGCTGCGGTTAAGGCCGAGTTGTCTGCCGCACCTGCTGCCAAGCCCATCAAACACAACCCCGAAACAAAGCAAGTCAACAAGGTAGAATTTAACCGTCCCGCAAAGGCGATTGACCGAGTCCTTGCACGTCTTAACAACTAATAAAATCAGAAAATGGCTACGACCACTTCAATCACTACCAACTATGCAGGTCAATTTGCGAGCAAGTACATCAGTGCTGCTCTGTTGTCTGCCGACACCCTTGACAAAGGGCTTGTTGAAATCCTCCCGAACGTAAACTTCAAAACCACCCTTCAGAAGGTAGGTACTGACGACATCGTAAAAGACGCAACTTGCGACTTTACCGCTACGTCTACGCTGACCCTGACCGACCGTGTTCTTGAGGTTGAGCCGTTCCAAGTTAACCTGCAACTCTGCAAGAAGGACTACTACGATTCTTGGATTGGCGGACAAATGGGCTTCTCTGCCTACGATAGCATCCCTGCTTCGTTTGCTGACTTCTTGATTGCCCACGTTGCTGCCAAAACTGCCCAAAAGATTGAGCAGAACATTTGGAATGGTAACGCTGCTTCAGCAGGTGAGTTCTCTGGATTCTTGAGCCTGATGACGGCTGACTCTGACGTTGTTGACGTAACGGCTACCACCGTGACGGCTGCCAACGTTATTGATGAGCTTGATAAGGTAATGACGGCTATTCCTGCTGCCCTGTACGGTAAGGAAGACCTCACCATCTACGTTCCGCAGAATGTTGCTAAAGCCTACGTTCGTGCTTTGGGTGGCTTCGGTGCTTCAGGCTTGGGTGCTAATGGTGTTGACAACAAGGGTACCATGTGGTACGGACAAGGTGACCTGTTCTTTAACGGTGTTCGTGTTGCTATGGTCAACGGCCTGCCTTCTAACAAGATGGTTGCTGCTCAATCAAGCAACCTGTACTTCGGTACTGGCCTCCTGAACGAGCGTAACGAGGTTCGTGTCCTTGATATGGCTGACCTTGACGGCTCTGACAACATCCGTGTTATCTTGCGCTTCTTCGCAGGTGTACAATACGGCATCGGTTCTGACGTAGTTCTCTACTCTTAATCCGAGCGATTAAATAAACCATAGGGGGGTGGTGGTTTCAAAGCCCCGCCCCCTTTTTTAATTCAAACAACAAACAATGGCTTGCGATTTAACAAAAGGACGTGCAGTACCGTGTAAAGACGTAGTTGGTGGCATTCGTGCCGTTTACTTCGTTGACTTCGGTGACTTTTCAAGCGTTACCCTCACCAATGACGAGGTAACGGACATCAGCGGAACTTTCTCCGCCTACCAATATGTGGTGAAGGGCAACTCATCTTTTGAGCAGGCATTCAACTCAAGCCGTGAGAATGGTACTACCTTCTTCACGCAGACGTTGAACCTGACCTTGACCAAACTCACCAAAGAAGACAACAAGGAGCTGAAGCTCTTGGCCTACGGCCGTCCCTACGTTGTTGTGGAGGACTACAACGGCAACGCCTTCTTGATGGGTAAGAACTACGGAGCAGAGGTTACTGGTGGCACGATTGTCACGGGTGCTGCTATGGGTGACTTGAGCGGTTACACGCTTGTGATGGAAGCACAGGAGCAACTGCCTGCCAACTTCATCAGCGGTGCTACGTTGAACAATCCTTTCGCAGGATGTTCTTCGGCTACCGATACCATCGTAGTAGGAACTAACTCTTAAATTTGGATGGGGGGCGCAAGCCCCCTACCTTTAGAGTATGAGTACCACTAAACGAGTATTTGCCAAGTTGTCGGCTCAAGAGCCGATGAAGGTAGAATTCGCAAAAGTTAGCGAACTTGCTTCTTTAGTAAATAACGCTCGCAATGTTGAATCTGAAATGGTTGATGCTTTTGTAAAAGCAAGAAACATTAGCAAAACAGGAATCCAAGCGGGCGAGAAGCATCTTCAGAATCTAAAAGAAATAAATAGATTGGCTCAAGATGTTAAATCTGCTTCTGAAGAATTAGGAATTGATGTTTCAAGCGTTAAAGAGTGGAAAGAGGCAAATGACTTCCTAAACGGAAACCCCGAACGCCCCACTCAAAATATGATTGAGAAAATGAAATCCTTATTTTAATAATATACAATGAAACACATTTTTTCTAAAATCTCCAAGATTGGTGAGGAAGTTCGTGCTGCCGAAGTGATTAAAGTAGAATTGTCTTTGGCAAGTGACTTGCGCAAAGAGATGGAGGTAGTAAGCAACGGAACAAACCAAGCTTTCAATCTTATCTCACAGGCGGAAGTTCGTTTGCAAAAAAGCCTACAAGACCACAAGCGTATTCTTTCCGAAGCCGAGAACGGACTTCGTTTAGCAAAAGACTTGGGTGCTGATTCTTTGGTTAGTGAACTTGAGAAGCTTGTGACTTATTCAAAAGAGAACATCAAGTTTGTTCAAGATTCTATTAAGAAGCTTTCATCAATTGGATAATTAAGTATATTTGCGTTAGCAATTCGCAAGAGTGGCTAAACGTGAGAGGGATGAGGGGGCGAAAGCCCCCTTTTTCATTACAAAAACTTTCAGCGAGGTTATTTACTTGAGATGCATATTCTACAAGTATCGGCTTCGCCTCAATCAATTACAATCATCCCACGCAGCTTCCCTGCGAGCGTTACGATTGCGCTGATTGACGAATCAACAAACGACACGGCAACACCTGCGGTGACTGCTGCCTCTGCGAATGGTTTTATGACCCTTACAGGCACTTTCTCGTTGGTCAATAACCGCTTCTATGGTTTGAAGGTTTTTAACGCAGGAAATCTAATCTATCGTGATAGGGTTTTCGTAACTTCACAAACCGAATACGACAAATTCACGGTCAATCAAAATGTCTACACCGAAGAAACAAGCTACGACAACGACTACATCATCATCTAAAGTCCACGTTGTCAATTTGAGTTCCTACACCACGCCCAACATCAGCGAGGTGCAGGGCAAGGATTGGGTTCAGTATGGTGATGACAACAACTACTTCCAATACCTGATTGACCGCTACAACGGATCACCAACCAACAACGCCCTCATCAATGGCGTAGTGGACTTCGTTTACGGCAAGGGACTGGATGCTACAAACTCTGCTGCAAAGCCGAGTGAGTACGCAGCGATGAAGACCTTGTTCAGCAAGGACTGCGTAAAGAAGTTGGTGGCTGACTACAAGATGATGGGTCAATGTGCCATCCAAGTCATTTACTCGCAAGACCACAACACGATCGTAGAGATTGAGCATATCCCTATTGAAACGCTCCGTGCAGAACGCTGCAACGAAGAAGGTGAGGTTGAGGGCTACTACTACGCAAAGAGTTGGGAAGAAGTAGCAAGCCGCAGAGAACAACCTGTACGCATACCAGCATTTGGTACAAGCCGTGAAGGTCTTGAGGTATTGTACATCAAGCCCTACCGAGCAGGATTCTACTACTACTCACCCGTTGACTATCAGGGCGGACTTCCGTATGCTGAATTGGAGGAGGAGATTGCCAACTTCCACATCAACAACATCCAAAACGGCCTCAACCCTTCAATGCTCATCAACTTCAATAACGGAGTACCGAGCGAGGAGGAGCGCAGGCAGATTGAGATGCAGATTGCCAACAAGTTTAGCGGCACGAACAATGCAGGCAAGTTTATCCTTGCGTTCAACGACAATGCTGAATCTAAAGCAACACTTGAAACGGTACAACTATCGGATGCACATAACCAATATCAGTTCCTGTCCAACGAGGCAATGCAGAAGCTGATGGTGGCTCACCGCATCACTTCTCCGATGCTTTTGGGCATCAAGGATAGTTCGGGGCTTGGCAACAACGCTGACGAGCTTAAAACGGCTTCTATCCTGTTTGAGAACATCGTCATCAAGCCCATTCAAGAAACGCTGCTTGACGGCTTTGAGAAAATCTTGTCGTACAACGACCTTCGCTTGAACCTGTACTTCAAAACGCTTCAGCCGCTTGAGTTCACGCAGGACATTGAAACGCCAATGGATGCTGAAACCCGTGAGGAAGAAACGGGCATCAAGTTGTCAAGCCAAGAGCCGACTGACGAGCAGTTTGATGAGGTGTTTGCTGCTTTGGAAGAAGTGGGTGAGGTCATCAACGAAGACGAGTGGGAGCTTGTTGACGAGCGACCTGTTGATTACGATGCGGAGCAGGCATTGAGCAAGTATGCGTTTGCATCAACAGGCGCAGCATTCCCTAATGCTAAAAGCTCGCAAGACGGAGTAACGGAAGAAGGCCGTAGGTACAAGGTGCGCTACGCTTACGCTCCTGAATCACCATCCCTTCAGAAGTCCAATAGCCGTGAGTTCTGCAAGAAGATGATTGCAGCAGGCAAGGTCTACCGCAAGGAGGACATTGAGCGTATGGGAGGCCAAGCGGTGAACGCAGGCTTCGGCCCTGAAGGAGCAGCAACCTATTCAATATGGTTGTACAAGGGAGGCGCACGATGCCATCACTTTTGGATGCGCAAGACCTACTTGGCAAAGGCCGAAGGCGTAACGCCTGACGTAGGCAACCCTAACGCAGAGGTGAGTGTGAACCAAGCCAAGCGAGCAGGAGTAGATTTAGAAACAAATCCGAAGAAGGTCGCTCAACGCCCAACGGATATGCCAAACAATGGTTTCCTACCTAAATAAAGAATAGATATGTCAACTGCCCTTTGGATTAAGCGAGAAGACCTTGTACGGCAAACTGCGTTGGGAGGCAACGTGGACCAAGACAAGTACCTTCAATTTATTAAGGTCGCACAAGAAATCCATCTGCAAAACTATACAGGCACGAAGCTCTACGATAAGATTAGCAACGATATTATCGCAGGTACACTTGCTGACCCTTATTTATCACTTGTAAATGATTACTTGCAGCCAATGCTAATTCACTACGCTATGGCCGAGTACTTGCCTTTCGCTGCGTACACTATTGCCAATGGCGGTGTATATAAGCATACAAGCGAGAACTCAACAAGCGTGGAGAAGAACGAGGTTGACTTCTTGGTTGAGAAGGAGCGCAACATTGCGCAGTACTATACTGACCGCTTCATCACATATATGAGCTACAATCAGGCAACCTTCCCTGAATACTACTTGAACAACAACGCTGATGTGTTCCCTGACACGGATGCTAACTTCAGCTCTTGGGTTTTATAGTATGGCAAAGAAAGACACCTACAAACCGAAGCCGAGCAACATTGTCAAGCTAAAAAGTTATTTAGGAGAGAATGGGAATACAAGGCGATTGGGGACAAGGAGCAGCAAACAATGACATCTA